TGTGCCCTTGAGATATGGTGTGAAGTGATGGAAGGGGACCGGAAGAACCTGCAGAACGCAAAGGCTAGAGAAATCATTGACATCTTGCAGTCTATTAAAGGGTGGAGTCCTTATTCCAAGAGCGTAGGAAAGATGCGATTTGGAAAATTGTACGGTGTGCAAAGGGCGTTTATCAGAGATAATAGCACTCTCCAAAATACGGCCAAAATGGTAGCCAAAAATCGCAAAAATTAGTGTTGCCGATTTTTGTTGCCGATTAGCCATTTTTATAATATCAAAAAAAATCGAAATAATTTTTATGCAACTCTATACATCGACAAATTTTGATATAAAGTAAATAATCGGCAACGGCAACACGTGTGGCAACAAAATCGGAAACACGAAAAGCACAGATATACGCTAAGTTAAATACAATTTGTTGCCTATGTTGCCAATTATTTACTATTAATAAAAAATAATAAATATATGAATAATGGTGTGCATACACATACACGTAAAAAACACGAATACGCGTATATATATGTTTACGAAAAAAAACGGCAATATCGGCAACACAACCCCGATGAAGCCAGTATTCATATAGGTTCAGGCGTGTTGCCGATTATTTTATTGAGAATGAGGTGAGATTAATAGAAAAGGACATTGAGCGTTGGTTAGGAATTCAACTCAAAAAACTGGGCTGTATATATATGAAGTTCGTATCACCTGGAAATGATGGTGTACCGGATCGAATAGTAGTACTTCCTGGTGGCAGTGTCATATTTGTAGAACTCAAAGCCAAAAAAGGGGTATTAATGGCTAATCAAAGAATACAAGTTGCTAGATTACGTAAGCAAGGCGCGTTAGTATTTGTGATTACCGGAATGATAGAAGCTAAGTTATTTGTTGATGACATGGAAAGGGTAATACATGAACTTTCATCCACACGAATACCAAGAAATAGCCATACAACGAATCATTGATCATACGCACTACGGGCTGTTACTTGACATGGGTTTGGGTAAGACCATTTCCACATTAATTGCAATCGAGCAGTTAATGTATGACTACTTCGACATTAAGAAAGTACTGCTTATAGCCCCTAAGAAGGTAGCAGAGTCTACCTGGGCGCAGGAAACCAAAAAATGGAGTGAGACAAGTCATCTTACAATAGCATCGGTATTAGGCCCTGAAAAGGACCGCATCAAAGCCCTTGAAAGTGATGTCGATATCTACGTTATGAACCGTGAGAATGTGCAATGGCTGTATGACTACTATTTTGAAAAACCCAAGAAGCCATTTCCGTTTGACATGCTTGTCATCGACGAGAGTTCATCGTTTAAGAATCCACAGGCTAAGCGATTTAAGGCGCTGCGTAAAATGAGGCCTTTCTTCAAACGAGTAGTCATTTTAACTGGTACACCGGCACCGAATACGTTAATGGATGTATGGGCGCAAATGTATTTGTTAGATGGCGGTAAACGATTAGGCAAAACCCTTACTGAGTATCGGTTACGATACTTTACCCCAGACAAGACGAATGGGCATATCGTGTACAGCTATCGACTATTACCAGGTGGCGATAAAGCGATATTCTATAAGATGCAAGATATTTGTATGAGCTTAAAAGCTAAAGACTATCTTACACTACCTGAACGTATCGAAAATATAATCACGGTAGAAATGAGTCCTAAAGAATGGGAACTCTATAAACAGATGGAACGTGATCACGTACTTAGCTTAGTTGATGATGACGACGTAAGCGCCTTGAATGCAGCAGCATTAGCAGGCAAGTTGTTACAACTTGCGAATGGGTCGATATATTCGGATGATGGTGAAGCCATAACTGTCCATAACGAAAAGGTCGAACGGCTAAAAGAATTGGTAGAAACGAATGAAGGAAAACCGATGTTAGTATTCTACAATTTCAAGCACGACCTGCAGGCGATCAAGGAAGCATTCCCTAAAGCAGTAGAGCTAAAAACCGATGATGATGTAGCCAAGTGGAATAAAGGTAATATCCAAATGTTATTAGCACACCCGGCATCAGCAGGATACGGATTAAATCTTCAAGCAGGTGGAAACATCATAGTGTGGTACGGACTAACTTGGAGCCTGGAACAATATCAACAAGCTAATGCAAGACTTCATAGACAGGGGCAAACACAACCTGTGATTATTCATCATCTAGTTACCAAAGGAACTATGGACGAGCAAGTTATGAAAGCATTAGCGCGTAAAGAAGTGGGGCAAGATGCACTACTAGAAGCTATCAAATATCGTAAAGATTTATACAAGGAGTAGAAATATGCAAAGAAAATGTAGCAGATGTGGCGAGAAATATACCTTAGTTAAGGACGAAAAGTACTGTCCTGATTGTATGAAGGTTATGACACCTCCTACGTTGAAAGTAAAACAGGACCTTAAAACTACAGAGTGCGAAGGCTGTGGTATTAAATTTTCAGTACCTGCAAGCAGACCTGGGCGACCGCCAAAATATTGCCCAGAATGTGCAGCTAAACACGCCAAAAAGTCCAAAGTAGAAAAACTTAAGAAGGTGAGCCATGAATTACAAAAAAAAAGAAGTGGCCAAGCAGGAAATTATAGCTACGATTACTAAGCATATGGAAGCTAAGCCGGCTGCCCGTTTGCCGATAGTTAAGGAGGAGAAAACAGTGGCACCAGTTAAAGTATCTACTAAAGAACATGACGCTGTTAACCATCCGTCACATTACACTCGTGGCGATATTGAAGTAATCGATTTCATCGAAGATCAACAATTACCATACCATTTAGGAAATGTAGTGAAGTACGTAGCGCGTGCTGGGTACAAAGGTGATAAAGTAGAGGATCTAAAAAAAGCGCAATGGTATCTCAACCGATATATTCGCACTCTTGAAAAAGGAGTTAGTAATTAATGGCGGTGGAAATAAGGGGACTTGTGAATGACTGATAAAGAGTACATGCTTCAGATATTACGAATTGATGATAGGATTGATTCTATCAATCGTGACATCGAAGCACAGATAGAACGCAGAGCGGATACTTTGTCAGCTACCGATTATAGCAAGGATAGGATATCCGGAGGCAGTTGTAGCGACTTATCAAATATCGTGGTAGGTATTGAGCAATGTGTTGAACAGCAACGAAGAGAGATTGAGCGACTCAAAAATATTAAGGCCGAAGTTCGTTGGGTGATTAGTCAGGTAAGGCCAAATGAGCTGGCAGTTCTCTTGACAGAGCGATATGTACAAGGCCGAAGTTGGAAAGAATTGGCACAAATTTTATACTACAGTGAAGCACGAGTACGCGGTGAGCTACATGACAGGGCCTTGGCAGAGGTAGGGCAGATAAGAACCAGACTGAAAAAGCGTGAACAGTACAAAACGATACAAAACAGTACATCAACATGTGGTATACTGTAAGTGTGAAAGTTGGGAAACTTCACGGGAAACTTCACGGGAAATGAACAAGAAAAGGACGCCAGATATGTTTGGCGTCCTTTTACGTTATGCAGGTTTAATCAATATCATCATAGGGGGAGTGCCTACGTGTTAGGCAAACACGATTCTTTCATATTATTTCGGGGCTGTAAAAAATCGAGACGTTTCATAGATGTTATCCCCACATAAGAACACACTTAATCTACACAACCAACAATAAAACCTATGTACTTAACTATAACAACTTCCCCATGATGATATTGATTAAGCCTGCATTAATCCAATCTATAAACATTTACTTGTGCTTTAACTACTAACAGAAAGGAGAAAATAGTATGGCAGAAATTATTTGTCACGTTAAAGACTGCTTAAATAACAAACACAATAAATGTACTGCCAATGCTATTGTCCTTGGCGGTAAAGGTAATTGTAAATCTAAGAGCTTTGCAAGAAATGTAATGAAACATTCACTTAAACAACCATGGAGTAGGGGCATGTATGGGGGCTAGACGCTCACTTATACCTAGGGCCCTTAAGGTACTCCAAACGAAAAATATTTTGCGTGGGTCATCCGAACCCCGCGAAATCGCTAGTTAGTCATTTTTCTGAACTGCTGTTCGGCTTCAAAATCGGTCAATTTTTGAGAGGAGGCGAGACTGTGACAAACGTATCAATCGTTGACGAATTAGTATCATCTAAAATTGTAGCAAAAGTACTTGGAATCAGCTCTCGGCGAGTCCAGCAATTGACGGAAGATGGTATTTTCAAAAAAGAAAAACGCGGACAGTATGATATTGCGAAGACAGTACAAGCATTTGTTTCGTATAAAACCGGAGAAAGCAAACTCGAAAAAAAAGCTCGTGAAGGCGGATATGACGCAGAACGAACTCTGTTAACTCGAACCAAACGGATGATTGAAGAAAACAAACTGAAGATTATGAATGGTGAATTGCACCGCTCTGATACCGTTAAAGCTGTAATGAATAGAATGTTGAATAACTTTAAAAGTAAGCTCCAGGCTTTGCCGTTAAAAGCAGCACCTAAAGTATTGGGAGAAACAAACCTGCTAGCTATTCAAGATACACTTCTTGATGAGGTGAACGAGTGCCTAACGGAATTGTCTGAATACGATCCAAACATGTTCCACGATGAGTCCGATGATATTGTTGTGGACGAAGACGAAGCAGGTGAAAGTGAGTGAAACATACGTGCAACTTATTTAAAGGGATAGCAAGTGTACTAAAACCACCACCAAAGTTTACCGCGTCGGAATGGGCGAACGCCAATGTGGTACTTTCCACAGAGGACAGCGCCGAACCAGGGAAGTATTCCACCGATAGAGCCCCCTATCAAAAAGAGATGCTTGATGCGGTAAGTGACCCTGACGTTGAAAAAGTAGTGTATATGACCGGCTCGCAAATTGGTAAAACCCAGCTCATTAAAAATGTGTTGGGTTATTTTATTGATTACTTTCCGTCGCCAATTATGTTTATGCAGCCGACGAAAGATATAGCAAAGGAATTTTCGAAAACTCGTATTGCTCCCTTTATTCGTGACACGAAAGTGCTTAACGATAAAATGGCCGATGTAAAATCTCGGGACAGCGGCAATACGGTATTGAATAAGACCTTTCCAGGTGGTTACCTGACATTAGTCGGTGCGAACGCTCCAGCAGATTTGGCATCCAGGCCAATTCGTGTATTATTGGCAGACGAAATTGACCGTTACCCTGCATCAGCCGGGACGGAAGGCGACCCTTTGAGCCTGGCAGAAAAGCGTACTAATACGTTCTATAATCGAAAGCATGTGTACGCATCCACGCCATTAGCCAAGGGTACTAGCCGAGTGGAAAAATTATATCTTGGAGGCACGCAAGAGGTGTGGCATATTAAGTGCCCTGCATGTGGTGAGTATGTGTATCCGTCCTGGGATAAATTCCACGCTGACGAAGATACAGGTAAGTATTACTTAGCCTGTGATCATTGTGGAACTTTATCAGAAGAGTTTGAATGGAAGAAACTCTATCGTGAGGGCAAATGGATTGCTGAAGCTCCGGAGAATTTGAAAAAGTATAATTGTCGTAGTTTTCACATGAATGCTTTTGGATCACCTTGGGCCTCATGGGGTAAACTCCAGGAGAAATACGAGGCCGCAACGAAACTTGGTACAGCCGGCGTTAAGACGTTCTTTAATACTGAAATGGGTATTCCTTATGAAGAGGATACCGAAACACTGCAGTCTGAAGAACTTTACGAACGTAGAGAAGACTACGGAGCGGAGTTACCAGACGGTGTACTACTCTTAACCTGTGGCGTCGATACGCAGGACGACCGCTTAGAGTGTGAAATCGTCGGCTGGGGGAAAGATTATGAGAGTTGGGGTATACAGTACTTCAGACTTTATGGAGACCCTGCTTACGATGCAGTATGGAAAGAATTAGACGACATTATATTAAATCGTACATGGTCTTATGCCGACGGCAGAAAGCGTGGCGTATCCGTTACATGTATTGACTCCGGCGGTAGTAAGACACAATCGGTATATAAGTACTGTTCAACT